AACTGTTTAGTGATGTCTCCCTTACGAATGACACGACCAATAGACTGACTGATACCTATGTAATCCATTGATCTTAAAAACAATACTGCCTCAAGACCATTGACATTGATACCTTCTGATAGTATGCTGTGATGTAAAACTACAAATCTTTTGTCTGTTTTACCCCAAGCATTGAGAACATCAAAGAACTCTTCTCTTGTAACCTTCTCACCATCAATGATACCGCCAGTTTTTGATGTGATAAACATATAAGAGTAACCTCTCCATGCTAACTCACTAACAAACTTTGAGAGTCCAATTAGATTTACAATTTGCTTTGTTGATCTAGCACATATCAGAATTTTATCAACATCAACATCATCAATCGTATCAATGATATGGTCACAATCTTTCTCATAACCAAATCTACTATCATCAGTGACATCAATTTTCTTGACCACAACTTTAGGTGGTAGAATGTGACCCTCATCAACTAATTTAGGAGCTGGCACGTTGCAAATTACATTACCAAAAATGTCACTATCATTCATACCAATCTTTTTAGGTGTACGAGAGTGCTTCGGTGTAGCAGTAAAGAAGTATGATCTCTGTGCATACATTGAGCAATACTCAACTGCTTCAATAAAGTTTCTTTGAACTGAGTTGTGTGCTTCATCAAAGTATATTGTGTCAATCTCAATATCAAGTGACTCTGTGATTCTGTGTAGAGAATGATATGTTGTAAAGATCAACTGATTGTTGATACTGTTGTGATACCAGTTCTCAATCACTGCTGTCTTTGTGCTACTGAAGTGATGAGTCTCTCCACTGTGAACGTGCATTACATCTGCATTTGTGATATGCTCTAAAAAATCTGCTGATAACTGATTTGCAAGTAAGATACGAGGAGCAACAACAACGATTGTCTTTGATACACTGTTCATATCGAATCTATACTGTGCATCTTCGATCATACACATTGTTTTACCACCACCAGTGGGTACAATGATCTGACCTTTATCATACTTTTGCATAGCAACAAGTGAATCTAACTGATGTGGACGTAATTGCATTAAAATCTCATTAATAATATTAGTATAGCAATTCAGTCAATGGATTGCAAATATCTTGTGACAGTTTCTCATCTGTCATTAATCTATTTTCTGCTGTAGTATAATAATTCTTATCTTTTTCAATACCGATAAATTCTCTGTTAGTATTGAGACAAGCAATGCCAGTAGTTCCTGATCCCATGCAAGGATCAAGGATTGTATCTCCTTCATTAGAATATGTTTTTACCAAATATTCATACAAAGCTATTGGTTTTTGTGTTGGGTGTAATTTACCCTCATCTTCTGCTGTTTTAAAATATAATACACTTCTTGGGTATCTTGTTCCTTCAGTATTCTTAACGTGAACTGCTTTAGTTTGTTTACCATACTGAACTGCGTCTCTAACTGCTTTACCTTTATCGTATGGTTTACCTACTGTCATTTGTGGATTATATGTTGGTTGTTTCTTGTAGAATACAACTATATCCTCATGTGATCTCATAGGTTGTTTCTTCGCATTAAGATAACCAGTTGATTTTGATTTTTCCCACACTAAACAATATTTAAAATCTCTGTAGTTAGTTGATATTAATACAGATGTGAATGGTTGTGCAGCTGTACTCACGATAGCACAATTAGGTTTACATATAATATCAACATAATACCAGAATTTATCGTAATCAATAATCTTATCCCACTCATTGCGTTTTTTATTTAATGTCCCATACGGAAAATCTGTCAATAGTAAGTTTACACTCTGTGGTTCAATCTTTGGAAACACATCAAACATATTATCATTATGTAATTTCATTAATTTAACCAGTTTATAAACTCATTATACACCATATTATTAAGATTGAAAAGTCCTCTAAATTCTTCTCTGTATATTGGTTTTGATGATGACCTTTTATGATCTGGGTGTACAAAAAATACCATCAACTCTTTACCAGTTTCATGTTTAAAATATTCCTTATAATATTCAAGAGCATCATCAGCACAAGCGTTTTGGCCTGCAAAAATACAATATTCTGCGTCATTCGGTACATCAGGAGATTCATTCAATTTAATAAAATCTGTAACTGCACGTTCCAAATAACATCTATCTAAATATGTTTTTGATTCTACAAGTTTAAATAATTTACCATTTCTATATACATGCCAATCAACTTGTAGGGTTCTTAAACTCTTACCATTTATTTCTTTTGTACGAAAATAATCATTTTTCTTTGCGACTAAATCAAGTTCATCACAAGTTCTTTTTATTAAATTTTCATATAATAATCCTGATGCGTTTCTTGCATTTCCACCACCACCATTTTCATGTATTGATGGCAGTGCATCAAGTTCTTGATTAAAAGATTCAATAGGTGTTAAATTCATCAAAATAATGTTGTTATCCTCATTATAACATAAAAAAACCCTCTGTGTAGAGGGTTGTGTTGATTTTAAAATTGGCCACTAATCCATTTCAAGTGTTTCATCAATAGAAGAGAAATCGTCATCTTCTTTCGTAGCAACAACAGGGTCATACTTGAGAGGAATTTGAGATATAATTGAATCCTCAACAAAGTGATGTGTTTCAATATTCATAACATTAAGTAAATCTTTTAAATCAGTAATTTCAATTACATTTTCTTTTAATTGATTTCTTCTCCACTGATTGTAGGCACATAAAATACGAATCGTTGTTTGCTCCATATTGCGAGTGTGTTGCACTCTTTGTGACCAAAAGTTTAGATTATAAAATTTATAACCTGATTGAGAACTATCTTCTAACCATACTGTAAAGGCTCTTTTTTCTTTATTACTTAAGAATTTAGAATAAACGATACATAATGCTCCGAATAATCTAGGGTGGTTTTCTATTCCTTTACCTAAAACATCATTTTTGAAATACTCTACTGTTTTCTTCAAATCATCTGTTTCAACATAACAAGGATTACTTGGATTTTCAATTAACTTATTAAATTCACTGAAACTTTTAAATACAAAATATGCGTGATCTCTATTAACTCCATAAGAATTTATGTGAATATAAATTCTCTTGAGAGTCTCGTGCTTTGCTTGTTGTGCAGTACTCCAAGTTCCAGTTGTTTTAGCAACTCTTTGTTTACTCGTATCAGTTACTTTGGCATTATATCTATTTCTAGCATCAAAAGCTCTTTTTTCATCTCTTAAAATTTCTTCATCAGTTGCATCTATGGAATGAACATCTTGCTCATTAATGGCTACTTCTGTAACTCCACAAGCAAATGCCATTATCCACCTGTGCATAGTATCTGTTCCGCTTTTATAATCTTCACCCTCAAATCCGAATACATCACCCACAAGTGCATCTTGATGTGAAAATCCTCCTGCACGAAGAAGATTATCAATAATTTTGTTTTCTTCTATAGCATCAACTCTTTGCACTTCCTCGATTATACGAGCAAAGTCTAGTGGCATAATATCTTTTTTTACCCTATTAGTGATTTCGTCTACTGCACCATCAGTTTTAATTTTACCCTCATCAGATAATTTTTCAATTTTTTCAATAAGATTTGGTGCATATTTGTCCAGTAACTCTTTTATAGTAAGAAGTGTTACTGTTAATTCAGTTACGGTTTCCATAATTAAAATAGGTTTTCTATGATTGTAGTCTATCAGAAATCAAACGATTTGTCAACACTCTTTTCATAAGTTCAAATGTAGTTTGGTGTGGTCTTTGTTTCCAACCATACCATTTTGATTTCTTCCCCTTATTATAGGGTGGAATTTGTCCCTTGTCAACATATTGGTTTACAGTTGGATCATATATTTTATTTTCATCTTGCAACCACCAATGGCTCTCTCCTCTATAATCTTTTCCACTCATAGGTACTAATCTATCTGTATCCATCAAATAATATAATGCTTGTGTTGAATGATAACAATGACCATAAAATTTATTTGTTAGTAGGTCACTAGGATACATTAAAGATTTCCTTTTCTTTAATAAATCTGGTGATAGATTATCTTTAATTTTTTCAATGACCAATTCTATTTCATTATAAGGATAAGGTTCAAACGTGAGAGTTCTAGTCTGTATTACATTATTACCTTCATAATTGCTTCTTTCTACTTTCTTCATTTCAATAAAGAAATCCGTCACTACTCCTATTTCTATATAACTCGTTGCTTTCTCTTATCAAAGTAAAAACTTCTGCAAGATCAATCACACTTTGAGTCATAACACGATAACCAATACCAATATAAATCTGACCAGCTATTACAGCACCAGTGGCAGCACCCCAAAAAATATAATAAGCATTTGATTTAATCTGGGCTCTGAGTTTACTTTTGTTTGACATTGTAAAAATATTTTCTCCCATTATAAAACCCCTGACCGAAAAAGTCAAGGGTTTGTTTTGAATGGTAGATTTTTACATTAATACTTCTCTACAC